TCACAGCAAATGCGCACCGACGGCCTCCTCGAGAGCGGTGGCTGCCAGCTGATGGGTCCGGCCGCGACCGAAGTATTGATCTTGCGTCATCGTCACCGAGGCGTGACCGAGGACGTCGGCGACCATCCTCGAGGTCAGTCCCGCGGTGTCGAGGACCGTCGCCGTGGACTTCCGGAAGCCGTGGAGCGAGACCCACCCGTAGCCGATCGCTCCGCGGACCCTCCGCCACTGACTCGCGAACGTGTCCGGATCCCTCAGCGTCCCCGCGGCGGACGGGAAGATGACCGGCGGCGTGCCCTCCTCTACATAGCGCATCTCCTTCCTGCGCCGATCGAGCATCGCCTGAGCGAACTCGGGCAGCGCGACGGTCCGCGCGGACAGCTCGGTCTTCACCTCTTCCTCCCGGAGCAACTCGGACGCCGAGTCCTCGGTCTTGCCGCCGCGGATCACATGCCCCGTCACAGTCAGCTCTCCCCGCCTCTTGTCGAAGTCCGCCCACAGAAGGCCGAGGAGCTCGGAGCGCCGGAGGCCGGTCGCGGCCGCCAGCAAGATGGGGTCGTACAGGTCGACGGACTCGACGAACTGGGCGACGGTGCGCGTCGTATAGGACTTCTTCGCGCCGATCATCGGCGGCAGCGGAGCCTCGGAGGACTTCATCTTCCGGAGGAGGTCGACGAGCTCCTCCGCCGAGAGTGAGCGCGCCACCTTTTTCGGGGCCGTCCTCTTCTTCCGGAGCTCCACGTCCCGCATCACCGACCGCACGACGGCCCCTTCGTCGACCGCGATCCGGAATGCTCCGGTGAGCACGGTCTTGGCGTGCCGCGCGGTCACCTGCCCGTTCGTCGTCGCGATCGTCTGCAGGATCCTGGTCGCCCCGCGGGCGGTGACCTCATTGACACGCAGCTGGCCGAGGTGCGGTGCGAGGACCTTCACGATGCGCTCGTACGTGTCCGTGGTCCTGGTCGCCTTGTGGCCGCGGACCTCCGCCGTCATGTACAGCTCCACGGCCTCCGTCACGAACGTCCGACCAGTGATCCGGCCTCCGCCTCCCCCGTCGCCCACCATCTGCTCGAGCGCGGCCTTGAGCGCGTCCTCCGCTTGCTTCCCGTGCGAGTCCCTGACCCCGGCCGGAGTATCGCGCTGGACGTACTTGGTGACGCCGTCCGGACCTCGGTAACGGCATCGGGCACGCCAGCGGCCATCGGCCAGCTTCGTCCTCGAGATGGATCCGTGGCTGTTCAGCGGTAGTGGCGGTCGTCCTGCGGGCATATGGTTCTCCTTCGTCGAACGGGGCAACGTGTCCAGATTACCCGGTTTCGAACCTGCCACGGTTTACACGGTTATTTCAGCTGGCCGTGTCGCCCCGACCAATAGGGTGGAACCCTCGGTCCCGCTACCGAGCCGCCCTCTACGGCGGAGCACGCCTCCGGCCACGCTGTCCGCGACACCCAGAAGTCGACCGCCGAGGCACTCGAACACCCCGTCACCGGACGCAGAACCGGAGGCGGGGTGTTTCCATATCCGGAGCACTGTGTTAACGCTGGACCGAGAAGTGTTCTACACCAGCGAATTCCGCCACCATGGCGAGATGTGATGCTCCACACAGTTCACACTCAGGCGGAAATTCGAACCGGCAGGTCACTGACCCGCGAAGCGGCAGTGTCGAACACTATCCTTCTCCCCCAACGGATTCCGGCGACACACGGTGCAGTTTTCGGTGGACAGCAAGAAGCCGCAAACGTAGGTTTCTCTCAGTGGTTCACCAAGACGAACCAAGCCCGAGGAGCCTCGGGGGCACCGCGACCGTGAGTTCTCCGGTCGGGAGTCACAGACCTTAGCTGCAGGAGAAACCCATGTGCGCATGCAACACCACCACGCAGGAATACGCCTCGGTCAGCGCGACGGCCAAGAAGTACGGCGTCTCGACGGACACCGTTCGTCGGTGGATCGAGGACGATCGCGTCGAGGCGATCCGTCTCGGCCCGAAGACGGTGCGGATCAAGATCGCCTCCCTCGAGGCGCTGATCACGCCGCTCGGCCGCTGAGCCACACACCCACAACACCATTAGATCGGCTCCACCCATGAACGACTTCACGCCCAATACTTCCATCCAGAACGGCCCGACCATGTCCGACGATTCCACCCCCACGCCCGACGAGTACGCCGACCCCTCGGACCGCCGCTGGGTCACCATGTCCGAGATGCCGCTCTCGGTCCGGCGCGTCACCGAGGCCGTCCAGACCAAGGGCGGCTCGGGCCTGGCCCACTACGTGGATGACCACGCGGACACCGACGAAGTCACGATCGAGTTCGAGGTCTGCCCGGTCTGCCTCGACAATCCGCTCCGGCTCACACACCTCGGGTCGTTCTCCGGCGGCTTCACGGAGATGACTTGCCAGGGCTGCGATGCCTTCAGCGACAACAAGATCGCCGAAGGACTCGGTCTGACCCCGGACGATCTGGTTGACATCGACCTCGACGACATCGCCGCCAACTGGCAGGACGAACCTACCGAGGAGTCGGCTGCCGAAGCGGCCAAGGAGCCGTCAGCCGCTGGACAGGCCACCCCCACGATGCCGGTGTTCGATCACCCCAACTCGGTGGTCCGCGACAAGGCGCGCGAGATGTGGATCCGTGACGAAGCCAAGGCGGTCGTCGACAAGCAGCGCGGCTCGATCGGCAAGGTCTCGGTCGACGATCTCCGCGCTCGGATGAAGTCGGGTGCCCAGTTCATTCTCGATCGCCCCGAGGGCATTCCGGCACTCCTCGGCGACGGCCAGCGGGTGCTCTGGGCCGAGGGAGAGGGCTTCCTCATCACCGGTCCGCAGGGTGTCGGCAAGACGACGTTCGCCGGAGAGCTGCTTCTCGGACTGGTAGGTCTGCAGAGCACGGTGCTCGGACTGACCATCAAGCCCGCCAAGCGGGTGCTGTACCTCGCGATGGATCGCCCGCAGCAGATCCAGCGCTCCCTCGGGCGTCTCTTCGGCGAGAAGCACCGCGACCTCCTGGAAGATCGGGTCGTCGTCTGGCCCGGACCGCCGATCGAGGACATGGCGCAGAACACCGACCTGCTCACTCAGCTGGCGGAGGCTGCCGACGCCGACGTCGTCTTCGTGGACTCCCTCAAGGACGCCGCCCTAGGTCTGTCCGAGGACACCGTCGGCGCCGGATGGAACCGCGCGCAGCAGACTCTGCTCCAGTCCGGCCGCAACATCGCGACGCTGCATCACATCAAGAAGGCGATCGAGGGGGACAACCCGACGATCAACGACGTCTACGGCAGCACCTGGATCACCTCCGGCTGCGGCTCGGTCGTCATGGTGTCGGGCAAGCCCGGCGACCCGTTGGTCAAGTTCAACCACCTGAAAACTCCGGCCGAGGAGGTCGGCCCCTTCACCCTGTTCCACGACCAGCCCGCGGGCACGATCCGGATCCACGGTCAGGTCGATCTGGTGGCGCTCGCCAGCCCACCGGAGGGACTTACCGCCAAGGCTGCCGCGGTGGCACTGTACGAGGACCCCACACCCACCAGCAGCGCCGTCGAGAAAGCACGACGTCTGCTCGACAAGGCGGTCTCGGACGGCAAGTTGCACTGCCCCGAGGTGGCCCCGCGGCAGCCGAAGGTCTACTTCGCAAAGGCTTCACGGTAGGCTTCACGCCCTTCACGGCCTTCACGCTCCCTTCACGCTTTTCGCAAAACCGCAGGTCAGGGCTTCACGCACGTTTCCTTCACGAATTGCTTCACGGCCCTTCACGCTCGACCCCCGAAAACCGCATAACCGCAGGTCACAGCTTCACGTTTTGCTTCACGCACCTTCACACGGCCCTACTTCACGTTTCCCCGTCCCTGTTAAGAGGACGGGGAACGTGAGACGGCGTGAAGGAAGGGTGGGAGAGAGATCAACTCACCCGGCGATTCAGACCCCAAACCCCACAACGAGATAGGTAAACCTGATGACAACCGTCAGCCCCACCGACAACTCCGCCGACACCAGTGATCTCTTCGAGCGCGCACTACGGGCCGAGCCGAAGCTCCAGGCCCTCGACAAGATGGTCCGGTCGTTCGAGCGACTCGCACCCGAGCGTGTCTCCGACGACGACCTCGACGCGGGCCTCGGTGTTCCGATGTGCGGAGGCTGCATCTGGGACCTGATCCTCAAGCCTCTCACCAAGCCGTGGCTCGGCTGGGACCGTGGCGATCATCCGGAGGAGGCAGAAGACAACCCGAACTCCTGGAAGGCGATCGACATCACCGCGCTGCTGGCGCTGCCCCCGACGCCGTCCACTCCGGCGACGACCGAGACCGAGAAGTGGTTGAGGACCACCGAAGCCTGGGACGTGGTGACCGAGGTGTGGATCAAGCGATTGAACGACGCCGACCCGGACAACGGTCACGGCATCGGTAAGGCGAAGCACAAGCACTGACCGAGGAAGGAGGACCGAGCTCGCTGGTACCGAGCTCGGTCCTCCGGCCGGAATCATGACACACCGACCCGAAGGGACGAACACCATGGCGAGACCGAGGAAGTACCACGGCTGCACCGTCGACGAATGTGAGCGCCCGCACGCTGCGCGCGGCCTCTGCTCGCTGCACTACGAACGGTGGAAGCGCAACGGGACGACGGACGGACCGGCCATCCGGCCGACTGCAACCGCCCGCTGCTCCGAGAAGCAATGCAAGCGCCTGTCGGTCCAGGACGGCCTGTGCCGCGGTCACTCGGGCATCGAGGAGGCCGAGGCACATCCAGAGACCTGGGCACCGGTGGTCGGCTTCGAGAAGCGGTGGTTCGTCTCCACCCGCGGCCGGGTGTGGACCATCCCGCCGATGGGCGGCCGAGGAGTCTTCGTCGAGACACAGACCGACCCGGACACCCGAGAGAAGTACGTACTGATCTTCCGGTCCGGGATGCCACCTCTCCGCGCTCCGATCCGGAGCCTGGTATCGAAGGCGTTCGCGAAGAAGGCCGCTTCCAGGAGCCAGATCCAGAGCTAAGCCCGTTCAATCGAAGACCCCCGTACTCCGGTGAGATGCCGAGGTGCGGGGGTCTTTTCGCGTCCGAAGCACCGGCCGAAAATAGTGCTCAGGATTATTCGCGCTTAAGCCAGCGCTGCTTCAAACTCATAGATAACAACGGCCACACTGGCCGGATCGGAGTCCGATCTCCGGTCACACCAACACATATCAGCAGGACCCACAAATGAACATCACCCTCAGCGCCACGGTCGAGGCCCGCGTCCTTCCGTCGTGCGAGCACGGCACCCGCGTCCACAGGACCGTCGCCGAGTTCCTCCAGTGCGCACTCCCCGGCTCCGTCTGGGTCCAGGACGAGAAGCGTCAGCTTGAGTTTCCCGAGTACCACAACATCGCTCTCCTCTGGTGTGGCAACGCCGGATTCAGTCTGTACCCGGAGCGTAGCCGCGCCTGGGACGCCCGTCGCCAGGGAGCGCTCCGTCTCTGCCCGTTGGGCTTCGACTGCACGGGAGATCACCGCACGATCGAGATCAGCGGCCGCCAGCTGGCTCCGATTCCAGGTCGTGCGGCATGAGCGACGAGCACCTCATCGACCAGCGCACCGCGCACCGCAAGGCCGCCCGTGAGTTGACCGAGATCACCACGCTCCGTGAGCATCAGTGTCAGCGTCGGCACGCGACCCTCCTCGAGTTCGCCCAGTGCGCGATCCCGAACTCCACCGCCCAGAGTTCCCACAGCGGTGAGTGGGTCGTCGCCAGCTACTGCTCGGACGTCATCTTCGGTGGAGCCGGTCCGAAGTTCCTGATGTACCCCACGTTCGGCTCCGCGGCCCGCGCGTACGACAACGCCAACGTCTGGAGTTGCTACGCCGAGAAGTGCCGCGGTCTCCACTCCATCCGTCTTGTCATCCCTTCGTAAACACAGGAGCACCAAATGAACACACCCAAAACCCGCGAATCCTCGGTCGACAACATCAAGATGTGGATCGCCAAGATCGAGGACGTCATCAGGGAACACCTTGCCGCCGTGCCGGAGGCCCCACACCTCACGGGCACCATCATCGATACGGTGATCGACCCGGACACCGTCGCTTACCGCCAAATCCTGTCCGTGGTCTCGGGGGAGGTATCACATGCGCTCTACTTTCTCGACATCCTCGCCGGGTCCGTGGAGTGGGCCGACACCCGAATCGCCGAGGTCCGCTCAACTAATGAGTCGCTGCTGGCGGAGAACAACCGCCTCAAGGCCGAGAACGCCCGTCTCACGGCCGAGAACGCCCACAACGACAACTTCGGCGGAGTCGCCGAAGCCGCCCTCCGTCCGACCCTCCAGGACACGCTCTCCGCCATCGTCCACGGAAAGCCCGACAAGACAGGACACCCGCTGCGAGGCACCGCAATCGGCCACCGCCGAGAAGGGGAGCTGTGCCGCAAAGACGGCCGCACCGAGGAGTTGGCCCGAGCCTGGGAGATCGAGGCCGACTGGTACGACGACGAGGCCGCACGTCTGGAAGCCGGTGCGGCTACCTCCAGCTGGGAGTACCGAATCGACACCCCGGAGGTCCGGGCCGAGATCACACACCTCAAGTCGATCGTCGAGTTGCGACTCGCCGAGCGGGAAGCGCGCGGGGAGCGGTCCTGGGTAAAGACTCTCTTCGACGAGACGTCGCTCGAGAAACTGGGCGCACTCATCGAGCAGATCGCCGCACGAAACGTCGAGAAGTCGCAGCGCGTCCAGGACAAGGACGAATCGTGAACGACGACACCAGCCCGCCCGCCGACGACCAGGACGCGGGCTGGGCTCAGGTCGGTGACTACATCACGGCCGTCTTCACGTTGTTCGGGGCGGGAGCCTTCGTGGAGACCGAGGACGGCGTCGAGCTCTCGCCAGCGGCCCGGACCTACCTCAACAACCAGATCGAGCAGGACGCATCCCATGAGTGACTTCTTCCTCCCCCGTGACGAGCAGCTGGAGCTGGTCGAGCTGCTCCGGGAGATCCCCGAGCTGGTCGAGGACCTGGCCGTCACGATCTCGCGGCAGGACCGCCTCGGCTCCGGGTCGGCACAGATCAGCCCGAACAGCTACCGCGAGACCCCGGTCTACTTCAACGAACGGGCAGCCGGGGCAGCCGAGGAGCTCCGCGCTGTGCTGGTCTCCTGGGTCGCCTACGTCCTGGAGGAGCGCGGGCTGCAGTGGGAGGGTGACGACTCCACCCTCCGGCTGGCGCGATGGCTGGACAAGAACGTGGTGGCGCTGTCGCTCACACCGGGAAGCGAAGAGGCGCTCGACGAGATCACCGACGCAGTGCGCCGGATCCGTCGCGTCGTCGACCGGGCACCGGATCGAGCGCCGACGGTCGTCGACAACGGTCGGATCCTCGAGGCTCGCGTCCGGGCACAGTCCCTTCGAGTCTCTCCGGCACAGGCGGAGGCTCTGGTCGAAAAGCTCGGATACGCCCCTCTAAAGGCTGCCACGATCCGTAAGTGGGCCGAAAGAGGCAAAATTGAGAAAGGCGTCGATGGGATGTACTGCCTCGGCGACATTCTCGAACTCACCCCGCTTCGCCCAGTGCTCACAATTAGTTGAGTGTCACAGCGAACCAGGTAGACTGAAGCCGTCAGGCGCGGAATCTGAAATCAGATCCGCGCCTTCGGCATATCTCCAGACCTGCAGCGCACGTTAGCCCACAGTCGGGCGGCCCCTCCGAGGGGATTCCTAAGCGCTGCACAGCCCTGTGTCCGCAGCTGCAGAAGCGCGCCGGGGCCGCCCCGCCTCGCTGACCTCACTAGCGGGAGCGGGGCATTCAACTTCCATTCACACCGTCGTGAATCGAGGCGGCCATGCTGCTCCGCTCTCTGCTCGTCTACCCGGCCGTCGTCCTTAGTGCGGTTGCCACCACCCTGATCTCGACTGTCGTCAGTCCACTGCCCGCTCAGGCGCTGCCGTGCGGCGTCAGTCTCGTCATCGGCGTCGATGGAACCGCATCTGTCGGTGATCCCCGATCGATCGTGAAGACCAAGGTCCTGCCTGTTGGCGGTGTGATGGTCGACTACCCGGCCAGCCTGTGGCCCGTGGGGCCAATCGGCTATGACGCCTCGGTGCGCATCGGCATCGACGAAACCAAGCGCATCATCCGGAAGTTCAAGGCCGAGCAACCCTGCGGTCGAGTCCATCTGATTGGGCACTCACAAGGTGCCAGGGTGGCTGGTGACGCCATCGCCGAGCTGTTCGCCGAAGGCATGAACACCAGCTTCCTGAGCGCCGAGCTCCTGTCTGACCCGAGGACGCCCGGCACCGGGATCGAAGTGATCCTGGTCGGGTGGGTCGCACCTGGAATCACGACGACCGGCGAGAGGCCCTCGATGGGCTCTGCCGACGTCGTCTGGCGGTGCACGCCCGGTGATCCGATCTGCGTCTTCCCCCGCGATCTGATCGGCATCCTCAGCATCCCAGTGGCTTTCGCACGACACCACGGAAGCTACTGACCATGTACCCGCGAGACACCTGCCGGTGGTGCGGCGAACCCATTGACTGCCTGACTGACGGCTCCTGGTCCCACGTGATCGGTTCCGTCCACATCCACCGCTGCCGACACGCCGAGTTCGACGGACTCGAGGCGATCCCGACAGACCCGACCGAGAAGAGAACCCCATGAGCCAGGTACTGATCAACGAACTCACCGCGCGCATCGCGGGGCTCGACGCCGATGCGGAGTACAACCGCAACCTGATCATCGACCTCAACGGCCAGGCCGCACTCGCGGCCCAGCACGTGGACGAAGCCGAGGCACTCGCATCCGAATACAGGGACATCCTCGACGGCCTGACGGCCTAGTGGTGCGTCATGCACTCCCTCGAGGACGAGATCCACTTCACCCTGTCGGTCCTGCGCGTCGCCCGTGAGGCGTACGAGCGGGCGGATCTCCACTGCGATCCCGAAGTACCGCGGCAGGTTCAAACCGTCGCGGAGCTCCGACGTCGCGTAGAGGTCCTGAACGACAGGCTCAACACACTTCTCGACCACATGCGCACGCTCCGGCAGCGCTAACACCAAGACCCACAACAGCAGTACCAATCACATAGGAGAAACACATGACAGTTCGAGTGATCCTGAACGCCACCGAATCCTCGGCGCAGCGTACGGTCGTCGACTATCCGGGCGGGGCCGAACAGCTATCCAGCAACGCAGCCGGGACGCTTCACATCCTCGATGAGACCCTCAGCGTCGTTGCCGCCCACCCCAAAGGAACTTGGTGGTCTGCGGTGGTCGCGCCAACAGCTGAGGAGTTCGACGAGGTGAACAAGGCTGCGACGTTTCTTGCTCGGCACTACTCCGGCGCAGTCGGCCCCCAGGAGCCGCTCCCGGACCGGGACGAGCACTTGCGTGCGATCGAGACGTATAACAAGTCCGACCACTGGCTAATCGTGAACTCAACGCCCTAACACCAAGACCCACCAACGCCAACACACACAGGAGAATCCAATGGCGCTTGTAATCGAAACCACCACGGACTCGGAGGTCGTCATCGACGACGCCGCAAAGTATTTCATCGACGACTTCGGACGACTGCACGCGATCGCGAGCAGCGGTCGACACGTCGCAGCCTTCAACAGCCAGCACTGGCTCTCGGTCGAGATCGAAGGCAACGACGTCAGCGAGAAGCTGAGTGCCGCAGTCAACCACCTCACCGGACGCGGCAAGGCGGCTTGATCGTGGCCCTCAGCGAATCCGAGAGGCTTCAGCTCATGGCCCAACTGGTGCTCGACTCGGAGTGGATCAGTGTCGCTGTGAGAGTGGAGCAGCTCAAGTACTCAGCGCTGTCTCCGGTCTTGGTGTCGACGCGGCGCAGCGACTGATGGCTTGGGGTCAGGGTGGAGCCTGGTCGGGCGGCAGCACAGCGCAATGGCGACGGCTCCGCACGATCGTGCTCAACCGTGACGAGCATCGATGCCAGCTCGGTCTGGCTTGCTGCACAGGCGAAGCCACCGAGGTTGACCACATCATCAATCGAGCCGCCGGAGGCTCAGACGATCTGGAGAACCTCCGGGCGGTCTGCCAGAGCTGCCACAGGGTGCTGACACAGCGCCAGGCGAACGCTGCCCGTCCCCAGCGGAAGCGTCCGCCAGAGGAGCATCCAGGGCGCAGGAAACGGCCCTGAGCTGCGACGGGGTGGGGGGTGGACCCATGGTCGATCTCACCGACACCGGGGACCTTAGCTCGCGAAATCTTACGTACGACTTCCCGGTGTTTTGACCAGCGCGTTTGCATCCACGCCTCCCAGGTCCTCGGCGATCTGCAGAAGCCATCCCGCAAACGTGCAGGTAATAGAGGCGAATCGTAACAGACTCCGGTAGAATCGAGGCATGGCAAAGTCATGCGCCCACTGTGGCGGACCCCTCGATCTCTTTAAGTCCGGACGTGTTCCGCGCTTCTGCTCCACCCGCTGCCGGATGGCGGCACACCGTGCGGCGAAGCGCGCTGCCTCGATCCCGACCGAGCTCACCTCGCGTGACCGCTGGGTCTCGCACACCGCCGACAAGCGGCCGATCACGGCCGACGGCAAGCCCGCCTCGAGCACCAACGCCGCGACCTGGTCGCCCTACTCGCAGATCCGCGATCTCGATCGACGCGGTTTCGTCCTCGGCGACGGAGTCGGATGCATCGATCTCGACCACTGCCTTGTCGACGGCGAACCGAACGACGCGGCCCGCGCCTTCTTGGCGACGCTGCCGCCCACCTACATCGAGATCTCACCCTCCGGCGACGGTCTTCACATTTGGGGCCGACTCCCCGAAGCACCCGGCACTCGACAGACCCTCGGCGGTCTCTCGGTCGAGCGCTACTCAGTCGGCCGCTACATCACGATCACCGAACGTCCGTTCCGGGGATCGGTTTCCACTCTCGCTGACCTTTCCGGGGTCAGTACCTAGACCATCCTGGCGGTGGTCTCGATCCAAGGAGATCACCGCAATGGCAGGACAGGACGCACCCAAGGGCATCGGCGAAGCCGGAGAGAAGCTCTGGCGCGCGATCGAAGATCGATGGGAACTTCGTCCCGACGAGTTGCGCATCCTCGAGGACGCGTGCCGTGAGGCCGACCTGATCGACACCCTCAACCTCGAGGCCACCGTCGCCGATTTCATCGTCAAGGGCTCACAGGGCCAACCGGTCATCAACCCCCTCATCTCAGAACTCCGCCAGCACCGTTCGACTCTGGCCTCGCTGCTCAAGCAGCTGAAGCTGCCGGACGAGACCGACACGGCGGAGTCCCGCTCCACCCAGGCCCGCGCCGCGGTGAACGCGCGCTGGAACAAGCGTGGCGCGTAGTCGCGCAGCGACACTGATCCACACCCCCGATGACGAATTCGCCGAGATCATCTCTTGGTACGAAGACCTCCTCGCGAACACCGCCCCTCCGACCGACCTGAAGTGGGAGCCGCGCAAGATCGGCCCGACCTGGCAGTGGGACGACGGCTGGCTGTTGCCTGAGGCGACCCTCGGCTGGCGTGTCCTGGCGTGGTGTGGGAAGTGGCTGCGCAACTCCAAGGGTGAGCCCTGGCAGTTCACGCCGGAGCAGACCCGATTCCTCCTCTGGTACTACGCCGTCAACCCGAACGGCAGCTTCACACACCCCAATGCGGTCCTTCAACGGTTGAAGGGATGGGGAAAGGATCCGACCGCCGCGTGCATGGCGCTGGCGGCAATGTTCGGCGAGGTCGTCTTCGACCACTGGGACGGCGATCGTCCGGTCGGCCGGGAACACCCGAACGCCTGGGTGCAGGTCATCGCGGTCAGCCAGGAGCAGACCAAAAATACGATGAAGCTGTTCCCGTCGCTGATCACTCCGGAAGCCATGAAGCACTACGGCATCCAGGTCGGCAAGCTCAACGTCTACGGCCTCGGTGACGAACGCCAGATCCAGGCGGTGACGTCCTCATACCTCGCGATCGAGGGCGCACGTCCCACCCAGATCATCCGCGGTGAGACGCAGAACTGGACCGATACGAACCAGGGCCACGACATGGCCGGTGCGATCGAGGGCAACGTCGCCAAGTCCGACGGCGGTGCGGCACGAATGATCGACATCTGTAACGCCTTCCGGCCGCATGAAGACTCGGTCGCTCAGCGTGTCCGTGAAGCCTGGGAAGCAACCCAGCTCAGCGACGATCGCGACAGCGACTTCGTGGCAGCCGACTTCGGTCTGCTGTACGACAGCCTCGAGGCTCCGCCAAACGCGCCGATGGCCGGTGTCAGCGAGGAAGAGATCGCAGAGATCATCCGCTCGGTTGCCGGTGACGCCACTTGGTTGGACACCGCGCCCGACGGGCTGATCGTGAAGTCGATCCTCAACACGTCGAACCCGGTCAGCGAGTCCCGGCGAAAGTGGTTCAACCAGATCACGGCGGCCGAGGAGTCCTGGACCACCGAGGCGTACGTCGACCAGTGCGACTCCACGATTGCGAAGAACGGCAAGAGCCGAGCTCTCGAGGACGGCGAGAAGATCGTCATGTTCCTCGACTGCAGTAAGTCCGACGACGCGACGGCCCTGATGGGTTGCGCGATCTCGGACGGCTACGTGTTCACCATCAAGATCTGGCAGCGGCCACCGCAGACCAAGGTCTGGACGGTCAACCGCGACGACGTCGACTTCAAGGTCTCTGAGGCCTTCGACAAGTACTCGGTGATCGGCTTCTGGGTCGACCCGTCCAATGCCTTCGAGGACGAATCCGGCGATCGCTACTGGGATTCGTACATCGACGCCTGGGTCGAGCGGTACGCCAAGAAGCTCAAGCTCCACGCGGTGAAGGCCGGTCGCTCGAAGCACCCCATCATCTGGGACATGCGTGCCCCGACGCATCAGGAGTTGTTCGTCCCGGCGACCGAACGGTTCGCCACGGACCTCAAAGACGGCTCCCTCACCTTCGACGGGAACAAGCTGCTCCGTCAGCACATGCTCAACGCCCGGCGACGCCCGAACAAGTTCGGTGTCGGTGTGGGTAAGGAAAACCGCGAGTCCGCCAAGAAGATCGACTCCGCGGTCGCAGCCATCGGCGCACGACTCATGTGGCGTCAGTGGACATTCAGCCGAAACGGCAAGTCGTCCAGCAAGGGACGCATCCTAGTTCTCGAATGATCGGAGGGTCATGGAGCAGCCAATTGTGCCCTCCGACTTTACTTCCCGGCGCACTTCGCCGAACCTACCCACCACCACCCTGAGCGAGCGGGAATCGGCCATCGCCAACACGCTCTCGATGCAGCTCTCGAGCGCGCGCCCCGGCTTCTACCTGTCCGACCTCTACTACCGCGGTATGCAGAAGATGACCGACCTCGGCATCTCGATTCCCCCGGAACTGAAGGGACTCACCGAGGTTCTCGGCTGGGCGCAGATCGGCGTCGAGGCACGAGACGAACGCCTCACGGTCCAGGGTTTCCGGCTCCCCAGCTCCACCACCGCGAGCGAGGACATCTGGGATCTCTGGCAGGCCAACAACCTCGACGAGGAGTCCGGCCTTGCCCACCTCGATTCGCTGGTCTTCGGATCGGCGTACGTCGTGGTCGGCCCTGGCGAGTCCCCTGGTGATCAGCCCGTCATCACGGTCGAGTCGCCGCTGCATATGACTGCCAACTGGAACAGCCGCAAGCGGGCAACGACCGCGGCGTTTCAGTCCTATCGCGACGACGACTTCACGTCGGAGACCTACGGTCATCAGCTGGCGGTGTTGTACCTGCCCGGCTCGACGATCCACATGGTTCAGGGGTCGAAGGGGTGGGTCGTCATCGATCGCGATGACTACGACAATCTCGACGGCATCCCCGTCGTCCTGATGGCCAACCGCGCCAGCTCCCTGCAGCGGATGGGCACCTCGGATATCCGCGAATCGTGGCGTAACACCATGGATCGCGCGGCTCGGACCATGCTCGGCATGGAGGTGGCTCGCGAATTCTTCGCTGCACCGCAGCGTTACATCCTCGGCGCCTCGGAGGCTGCGTTCCAGAACTCCGACGGCGACCTCAAGACAGCCTGGGAGACTTACACGGGTCACGTCCTAGTCCTCGAGCCGAATGAGGACACCGAAAGGAACCCCGAGGTCGGTACCTTCCAGACCGGCGACCCCGCCAACTTCACCACTCTTCTGGCCGATGACCGCGCGACAATGGCCGCTCTCACCGGACTTCCGCCGCACTTCTTCGGGATTTACGCGGACGGCAACCCCGCCTCGGCGGACGCAATTCGTATGTCGGACTTCCGGCTCAAGACGATCGCTGACAAGATCACCGTCGCACGTGGTGGCAACTGGGAGAACGTGGTTCGGATCGCACTGCAGATTCGTGACGGCAAGCTCCCCGCCGACGCGCATCGGCTCGAAACTGACTGGGCGTCGACGGGAATCCCGACACCGAACGCCGACACCGACGCCATGCAGAAGCAGGTGGCCGCGGGGATCATCCCGCCGGAGTCCGACGTCGTCCTCAAGCGCCTGGGTTACTCGGGTGTCGAGCGCATCCAGATTGCCAACGAGCGCAAACGCGCCCGCGGTCAGGCCAACCTTGATGCCCTGGTGAACCGCACGACGCCGACGACGCCAACACCCGACGAAGGCACGCCGACAGCGGCGGTGCCGGATGGCGAGTGAAGAAGACGTCGAGGGCTTCCGGGCCTCGACCGCCGCGCTGGTCATCCTTGCCCAGCAACACTTGGCGGAGTTCTTCGGCGGTGTCGACCTCTCGAGTCCGGCTGCACCGCAGCTGATCACCGACTTCTACGTGCCCTTCACGCAGGAGTACGGCCGGGCTGCGGCGTCACTCGGTGCCGACTACTTCGACACCCTGCGATCACAGTCCTCGGCGCGTGGCGCTTTCGAGGCGATCGTCGCGGACCCGATCTCATCGGACCACGTGGCGAACATCGTCAAGAAGGAAACCGCGATTCCCCTCAAGGAGCAGCAGTCCGCGAGCCCGACCCATACTCCGACTACCCGCGAACCCGCACAGGCGGCTTCTAGGGTAACGGAACAGTCGAGGGCGACAGTCACCGACAGCGGTGCCGCGCAATCGTCAGCCGAACCACGGTCCAGGGTGACCGTCACTGACACTGGTTCTGGGACAACACGTTCCGGAGGAAGCAACGTACAGGTGACCGACGCCGGCAAAAATCCGGCACGGTCGCCCAGGTCTCGGGTGACGGTGAACGACGCCAGCCCGAAACGGTTGAACGACGAGGCGCAGCGCCTGATCATGCGACCGGCCCGCGAGACGATCGTGCGGTCGGTGGCGAAGGACCCGGCGAAGGCCAAGTGGGCCCGGATCCCCTCGGGACCGACCACCTGCGCGTTCTGCTTGGTGATGGCCTCGCGTGGCGCTGTCTACCGCACCGAGAAGACCGCGGGCGGTGGCGACGAGATGAACAGGTATCACCTGCTCTGCGACTGCACCGCAACGCCGTTCTGGCGGGGCGATCCGTATCCCGAGAGTTACAACCCGGACGCCCTCTACGCGCTCTACACCAAGGCGCGGAAGGCATCCGGCTCCGCCAACCTCACGGTTGGCGAAGGTTCGACCTCAATTCTTTCCACGCTGCGCAAGCAGCAAGGAATTCGTTAACCCCCCTCGCCCCGGCGGCGAGGTTCCCTATCTGGCCCAGGAGGCCCTTCATGTCTGATGACATCACCACTCAGGAGACCGGTACCGAACAGCAGGACGTCGACGCAGTGTCGACGACCGACGACCAGACCGATCACCTCGACGACAGCGCCCAGGGCGGCGACGACATCGAGGCTCTTCGCAGCAAGCTCGACAAGTCCGTTCGTGCAGAGAAGAACCTGCGCGAACGCCTCAAGGCCGCCGAGCCCCTGCTCCAGCAGGCCGAAGCAGCCAAGGAGGCTCAGAAGACCGACCTCGAGCGCGCCCAGGAGGCAGCCAACTCGGCCGCCGAGCAGGTTTCGAAGCTGCGCGATCGAGCAGTTCGAGCCGAAGCAAAGGTTCTCGCCTCGGCGAACTTCACGAATCCGGACCTTGCGATCCGACTCCTCGGCGACATCACGTCGTACGTCTCCGATGACGGTGACATCGACACCGAGCAGATCTCGGTGGACCTCTCCGCTCTCCTCGAAAGCGACCCATACCTGGGACGCACCCAGGACACGCGAGAGATGAAGCCGAATCGAGCTCAGGGCCGCACCGGCGGCACCCCTCTCACTCCCGGCCAGCTGGCTCGGGATGCCGAACAGGCGGGTGACTGGAAGACGTCAGGCGCTATCAAGGCAAATCAGCTGATCGGCCTGGCGCAGAACCTTCACCCCCTCGCTTAATCCCACGGCAGGTCCGCCCTGCCCCAATCTCTCAAACACTTAGGAGCCAACTGTGGCAACCGTTTCCGGGCAGGGTACTACCTTCAATCTGCCCAACTACACCGGCGAGCTGTACAGCATCGCCCCGTCCGAGACCCCCTTCCTCTCCGCCATCGGCGGACTGAACGGCGGTGTCGCTACGACCTCTCCCGAGTTCGAGTGGCAGACCGAAGGCCTGGAGTCGACCTCGGTGAACAACTCCAAGGTCGAAGGTGCAGCCGCTCCGACCGCTTCGGGCGTCGACCGACAGAACGTCTCGAACGTCGTTGAGATCCACCAGGAAGCGATCGAGGTCAGCTACACCAAGCTCGCCGCCGTCGGTCAGCACGCTGGTGTGAACAACGAAGAGACCAATCCGGTCCAGGATGAGCTGACTCGTCAGATCAACCTGAAGCTGCGCAAGATCGGCGTCGACGTCGAGAAGTCCTTCCTGTCGGGTATTTACGCGAAGCCCGCGAACAACTCCACCGCCCGTAAGACGCGTGGCCTTCTGACTGCGATCACGACCAACGCGTTCGCGAACGGCGGCACCCCCCGCGCGCTCACCAAGGCGATCCTCGACAACGCCCTCCGTGACATGTTTACGAACGGCGCGACCCTGGATCAGTCGTCCACGGTCTTGATCGTCGGCGCCGCCCAGAAGGTGGCTCTGTCGAACGTCTTCGCCACGGCCACGCTGAACCAGCCGACGCAGAGCCGCAACATCGGTGGCGTCGCCATCGACACGATCGTCACCGACTTCGGCACCTTCGGCGTCATGCTCGATCGCTGGATGCCTGCCGGTCAGATCGCAATCGTCGACCTCGCCGAGTGCAAGCCCCGCTTCCTCGAGATCCCCGGTAAGGGGCAGCTCTTCGTCGAGCCGCTCAGTGCGGTCGGCGCTTCGGTGAAGTACCAGGTCTACGGCGAGATCGGTCTCCAGTACGGCCCCGAGGTTTACCACGGCCTGATCTCGGACCTGAGCTGATGCCCGCCTTCACCGCCACGCACGGCGTGGTCTTCGCAGACGACAGCGGTGAATGGGCGCGCTTCACGCTCGACGAAGAGTCCACCGAGCTGGTCGACGGCGTCACGGTCAAGGTCTATCGATTCGAGACCACCGACACCAAGACCGCTGCCCGCCTGCGCAAGGTCGAAGGCTGGGGTATCGCCGAGGTCAAGGCCCCTGCGGCCAAGCCCGCCACGGCCGAATAGTGAGGGAGGGCAGCACCTATGGCTGATCCTTTTGCAACAGAGGATGAACTCGCTGCCTTCTGGCGTCCGCTCGATGCGGAGGAGTCGACCAAAGCGGTCACACTCCTCCGCTTCGCCTCGGCGATGATCCGGACTGAGTTCGGCGACATCGATGCCCGGATCGAAGCCGAGAAGCTCGATCCGGATATTCCGAAGTTCGTTGCGATGGCAGCGGTGAAGCAGGCAATGATTGCCGCCGACCAGGCTGGTATCACCGAGTCGAGCGAGCAGGCCGGGTCCTACGGAGTCACAACCAAGTTCGCGAATCCGATGGGCAACCTGTACCTGACGAAGCAGTGGAAACGGATGCTTCGCCCCGGCGGCTCCGGTCGAAAGGCGTTCTCAATCAACCCTGCCCCGAACGCGGGATTGGGGTACCTCGAGTGAACTTCCCGCACGGCGAGACCGTCACCGTCATCCGGCACACCGCCGGAAAGGACCGCAATGGCGACCCGCTTCCGGGGTCCGACTCAGCACACACGATCGAGAAGTGCGGGATCGCCTGGGCTTCGGCGGCGGGGTCAGTCGGCACGTCCGAGAACACCGACCGCCGAGAGGCAGTCCTCTCGACGGTCACCCTCTACGCGCCCGTCGGCGCGGACATCCTCTCCACCGATCACGTAGTCCTCCCGGACGGTGACAAGTACCGCGTCGTCGGCAAGCCCACACGGTGGCGGTCACCGTTCACCGGTCGAGAGTTCGGTGTCGAAGTACTTCTGAAGGCGGTGCTCTGATGCTCGACGTCAACATACCGGCCCCGAACCCCGGACTGGCTCAGCTACTCCTATCCCCCGAGATGCGATCGCTGATGCAAGAACGCGCCGAGATGGCACAGGCCCTCTACCGCGCGGACGTCGCGAAGCCCACCGGCCGACTGGCGCGGAGTGCTCGAGTCGAGACGGCCATCGGTGGCCGGAACAACGACAGGTGGGTCTCTTACCTGATCGTCGATGCTCCGTACGCCGCGTCACACGAGTTCGGTCGTGGCAACAAGCCGCGAAGCACCGGTCAGGCGGTCAGTGTTGAAACCGCGGCCAACGACTTGAACCGTGCCTTGAACATGCTGGGGGCGTTTTGATTACCTTCCCCGCTTGGTACGAGGGCGGCTATCCGGACGCCGAGGAAGTCGTCATGGACATCCTCACTCCGTACCTCGAGCTGCTCAGTCCTGACGTCTACGTCTGCACCCATCTCCCCGAGGGCTACCCGGAAAAGCTTCCGATCGTCCGCGTCTACCGCGGCGGCGGCGGTGAGGACTACGACAACCGTGTCGACTGGTCCGCGGTGCAGGTGGGTGCCTTCTGTGAGACCCGCGCCGACGCGTGGGAGCTAGTCGAGTACTGCCGCCAGATGCTGCTCAGTCTTCGCCACGGCGGACGGGTGGAACGCGCGGACGGCTCCATCACCGTAGTGAAGTCGGTATCGGAAATGGTTGGCCCGCAGATCCTCGCGGAGCTCGACCCCGAGGTTCGGTTCGTACCCATGACATTCCGCGTCGAGTGCGCGAAGCCGCACGGCTCCCCGAACTACGTCACGATCCGCGAGCAGCTGAACCCGTAGCTCTCCTCAAATCCCAACCGTGTTCTCAGCCCGAGAGCACGGGACTTTCCCATGCCCAACTCTCGGGCGAACTCCTGATTGGAGCCCATTCACATGGCACTTTTTAGCACGCTCAAGGACAAGATCGACGATCTCGTCATTGGCGCAACTGACCTCGCGGTTCTCGCCGCCCCCTACGGAACGACCGTCCCCTCGACGCTGACCGCGGCCGACGGCTCGCTCCTCTCGCTGCCCGCCGGTTGGAAGTCCGTCGGTGAGCTGGACCAGAAGGGTGCCGCGTCGATCACCCCCGATGTGAAGACCACGGACATCATGGGCTACGGCTCGATGGTGCCGCGTCGCACGATCAAGACCGGTGAGGGCGTCACGATCGACTTCACCGCTCAGGAAATCCGCAAGATGAACCTGAGCCTCTTCTGGGGCTCGGACCTGTCGGCAACTGCGCCCGACGCGGCTTCCGGTGAGTGGCAGTACAAGAAGTCGTCTTCGGCTGCGATGAACTACTTCTCGATCATCATGATCGGCGTCGACTCGAATTCCGCTGGTGACATCTACCAGTACTGGATCTTCCCGAAGGTCGCCGTGACCAAGTCCGGCAAGATCTCGCTGTCGACGGATGGCCCGCAGACGTTCCCGATCACGCTGACCGCGTACGAGGACCGGACCTTCGGCGGCTACGTGGCTATCGGCCAGGGCGGTCTCGGTAACAAGGCGAACAACGCCATCGCCGGGTTCGGCACTTCGCTGGCGAAGACGCTCACCATCACCGGTTCCCCGACCGGCGGCACCTTCACGGTCACCGTCGACTCCAAGGTCACCGGTGCCCTGCCCTACAACATCACTGCGGCACAGCTGCAGTCCGCTCTCGAGGGTCTCACCTCGGTCGGCGAAGGCGGCGCGCGCGTCACCGCTCCGACGGGCAACACGTTCGCCGTCACGCTCTACTCCGGCAACACCACGGTCACCGCGACCGCATCGTTCACCGGTGGCACCACCCCGAACATCACCGTCACGTAATTCGCGTCGGTGAGCTAGACCCGTGCGGCGCTGGGAATTCTGGCCCCAGCGCCGCGCGGCCTCCATCAATTAAGTCCAGGAAACTCTTCCAGAGGAATCAACAATGTCTGAAATCAAGCCTGTCGGCGGCCGCTTCTTCGAGCTGCAGCGCGAAGTCAAGATCCCCGATCCGATCGAACTCGCCGAAGGCATCGTCATCAAGCCTCCGACCAAGAACCAGCTCCAGGCATTCTCGGTAGCCGAGACCGCCGAAGAGCGCGAATCCGCTCTGCTGGGTGCAGATTACGAGAAGATCGTCGAGTTCTACGGCGACAAGCCTTACCAGCTCTGGGTCGATTTCCAGAAGAAGATCCAGGATCACTTCTTCGGCCCCGGCGCTGATGAGGTCCCGGGAAAATAAGGGCCGTCCTCGAAGTCGTCGAGTACTTCTGGGACGAGATCGAGTGGGACTTCCAAAGGGAGCTCAATGGTCTCGACGCGTCGGATTGGCTGGCAGGTAAACGGAACTGGAAGAAGTTCTGGCGATTCAAGGACCGCCTCGGCCAGGGTACCGACTATCTATCCGCGATCATGTCGGACCCCGAGCTGGCGGAAGAGTGGGCGAAGCTGCCCCCGGTCGCCAGTACGGGTCCGTCTCTCCGTGGTTACACCCCAATCCTGGCCAAGCTCGACGACATGCAGGACCAGATCATCGCCCTTCGAGGCGTGATGGGGTCTAGCTCCGCGGCCGAACTCAAATTCACTGAGCGTCCGGAACCCGCCTACATCGAGGTCCGCGAACGCAACAAACGCGACGCCGCACGCGCGACGCGCCAATCCGTTCTGTCGGCGCTGTTGCCCGGCCAAGAGGTGGTGTAACCATGTCCAACTTCAACGCGGGCTCAGCAAGCGTCCAGATCTCCCCGAACCTTGACCAGTTCGTCAACAAGCTTCGGGGAGAGCTGCGCCGAATCGACGCCGAGCTCCCGGTCGACATCGTCCCCGACCTGGACGGTTTCTCGACCGACCTCGCGTCTCGCCTCGGTGCGATCAACGCGCGGATGGACGTCGAGATCAACCCGGACATGACCGGCTTCTCAACGGAACTGTCGAACCGACTCAGGGCCATCGACGCCAAGCTCGAGGTCGAGGTCAGTCCGGACTTCTCCGGCTTCGGAGGTCAGCTCTCCGCCGGTCTGGCACAGCACGCCGGTCGAACCCTGCACGTCCAGATCGTCGCCGACACCGCGGCGTTCAAAGCTCAGCTTGCGGCGCTGTCACTTCTCCATCACAGCACGTCAATCAATGTCCAGATCAACAACTCCAGCCTGAACGTCGCCAACACGGTGATCTCGAACATCACCAACAACGCTGCGAACGCGACCTCATCGATGTCCAAGCTGGGCTCGGTCGCGAATCTCGTTGCCATGGCTCTGGCGGCGGTGGCCGCGGTCAACATGACACCGCTGATCGCGGCCACCACACAGATCGTCGGGCTCCTCGGCATCGTTCCGTTCGCGGTGGGTGCGGCGGTAGCCGGACTCGGCACGCTCGCGTTGTCGTTGGGCGGTGTCGGCGACGCGCTCAAGGCCCAGTCGAAGATGTTCGAGGACTCCGCTACCGCGCTCAAGGAGCAGGCGAGTCTCCAGGACGCGCTCGCCTCGGCACAGCGAAGTGCCGCGTCGACCGCTGAACAGGGCGCGCAACAGATCTCCTCGGCCGAGGAGTCGGTCCAGCGCGCCAAGCGCGGATCGCTCGACGCCGAGAAGAATCTCACGAAGGCCCGCAAGGACGCCAAGGATCAGATCGACGATCTGAACGATTCGCTCAAGGGCTCGGCGCTCTCCGAGCAGGAAGCCGAGATCGGCGTCGAGCGCGCCTATCAGCGGATGATCGCGTCCCGCACCGACGGATCCTCCGCGCTGGATCAGCGCGACTATGCGCTCCAGTTCGAGCGTTCCAAGCTGAGTCTCGAAGAGGCGCAGAAGAACAACAAGCGCACTCAGGAAGAGGCCGCCGAAGCCAACAAGGCTGGCGTCGAAGGATCCGAGCAGGTCACCGCGGCGAAGCAGGGTGTCGCGGATGCCGCGGAAGCGGAGAAGGACGCACAGGACAACCTGCTGCAGACCCAGCGTGACGTCGCACGCGCCAACGAAGACGCCGCTGCCGCAATCACCAAGGCGTCCGAGGCCCTCAATACCGGTACCGCCTCAGCAACTGCCTTCGACGAGGCGATGGCCAAGCTCTCACCGAGCGCACAGGCTTTCGTCAGGTCGATGGCCGACGTCAAGGACGCGTGGCGCGACCTCAAAGTCGAGGTGCAGGAGAACTTCTTCGGCGGTCTGGGTGACAGCATCAGCCAACTCTCCACGTACTTCCTGCCCACCCTCTCGACCGGCCTCGGCGGTATCGCTCGAGAGCTGGGGACCAGCCTCTCGGATGTCATCGACCGATTCATGTCCGAGGACAACAAGCAGAAGCTCGACAGGTTCCTGCTCGGCGTCCAGCTGTCGATCGATCCGATCGTCACCGGTATCGGAAACATCTTCCAGGGCTTCCTCAATCTCGCCTCCGGCAACTTCGAAGGAGCTGGCGGATTCCACGATCTGGCAACGAAGTTCGAGACTCTCTCCAACAGCTTCGTGAACTGGACCGTCAAGGTCACCACGCCCGACGAGAACGGCAACACCCAGCTCGGTACGTGGATCGACAACGCGTTCATCACGGTCGGCAAGATCAAGGACATTGTCGGCGAAGTCTTCGCTCTTGTCGGTGATGTCATCCGCGCCCTCAACGGCGACGGAACCGACGGGATGGGTCAGGGCAACCTGGACTCGATCAAGACGACTCTCACCGAGCTGCATGACAAGTGGTCCTCACCCGAAGGTCAGGAGGCGATCCGGAACTTCTTCGCCGACCTGCAGTCGATCGTCGACTCGACGGTCACTGCAATCCAACTCGCCGTCACACTGTACGACAAGCTCACGGATCGGGACACACTCAGCGGTCAGATCTTCCACGCCCTCTTCGACTCCAATGACGGCAACGAAACCGCCACAACCGAGGACGGCAGGCCCGATGTCGACAACGACGGTCAGCCCGACGAGAAGCTCGTCCCGAGCGGACCCGGCGGCAAGGGCAACGGTGGCTTCACCGGCTGGCTCACGAACGACAACGATGACGGTCTCTGGTCTTGGATCAAGAAGGCCGTCCCTGGTGACGACGAGAAGTTCAACGAGGAGTGGGCGGACCAGACACGGTCTTGGTTCGGCTTCAACCGCAACGAAGTCCGTCGTCAGCAGGAAGAGGAAGAGCGCCAGCGCAATGGCGGCCTCACCGACGCCGAGAAGGAAGCCGCCGGTCACGGTACCGGTGGTGCTGGAATCGGTGGCATTGGCGGCCGCAGTGGTGGTCCCCGCAACGTCGGCAACGGTGACGCGGATCCCTCGAGCTGGTCTGAAAAGTGGAGCGGCTTGGTCAAGTCCGTCGGCGACGGCTGGACCAACACGATCAAGCCGAGCTGGGATTCACTGGTAGGCAAAGCCGGTGAGGTCGGATCCGGGTTCCTGACGAACGTCAAGGAGCACGCGACCGGAGCCTGGACCGGACTGCGCACTGGCGTGTCCGACGGCTGGACCTCGATCAGTTCCAACTTCGAATCTGTGAAGACCGGAGCCGGTGAGGTTTCCGAGAAGTTCCTGTTGAGCATCACGAACGGTGCGGTCACGCACTGGTCGGACCTGCCGAGCAAGATCAGCTCGGGCGTAGCCGACATCCGCGACAACATGTTCGCGAAGCTGCACACTGGGCTCGACGATCTGAAGACGAAGTTCTCGGACATCGTCATCGGCATCGGTGGCATCTGGTCCGGAATCCAGACCGCGATGGCAGACCCGATCAACTGGGTCATCAACAACGTCGTAAACGGCGGAATCGGACGGCTGTGGAACGGAATCCGCGGAATCATCCCGAGCCTCGGCGAATGGCACGACGTCGCACCCATCTCGGTGGGTGGCCCCGACGCGATTAAGCGCGCCGAGGGTGGTGGCGTCTGGGGTCCTGGTGGACCCAAGGACGACAAGATCCCGGCATGGCTGTCCAACGGTGAACACGTCTGGACGGCAGCAGAAGTCCAGGCCGCTGGCGGTCACTCCGCAGTCGAGGCGATGCGTCGCAACACGCTCGCTGGCAACTACAGCACCGGTGGTCCGGCCGTCGGTCCGCGCAAGTACGCGATCGGCGGCGACGTCCAGTTCGGTACGGACGCCGACATGTGGATGGCCAAGGTCATTCAGGAAGCGTTCCCGGACGCGACCGTCACATCGGCACTTCGCCCCGGACACAGTGGATTCCACGGCAAAGGTCAGGCCGTCGACATCGACGGTCCGAACAAGCAGGAATACGCGAACTGGATCTACAGCGCGTATCCCGAGTCGGAGCAGCTGATCTGGGGACCTGGCCCGCTTCTGTACAACGTCGGCGGCAACATGATCTCCGATCAGGCGCAGCTGGCGAACCAGGTCTACGCCGGTGACCTTCCCGGTCACTTCGACCATGTCCACTGGGCTAACGACACGCCGCTGGGTGAACTCTCCGAAGAGGAGAGGAACTCACTCTGGAGCCGCATCAAGCAGCTCGGCGGCTCGGTCATCTCCTCGGCCCGGAACCGCGTGGCGGATCTCTTCGAGACCCCGCTCCGCGCGATCGGTGACTCCATCCCGGACTTCGGTCCGTCGGGCTGGGGTCAGATCCCCCGTGCGGCGTACACCTCGCTGTCCGAGTCGGCGATCAACTTCATCCGTGGAGTCTCGCCGAGCAGCTCGACCAGCGGTGACGTAGCTCCCGGCAGTGGCCCGGTCGTCGACCAGGTCCGCGCGGTCTTCGCGCAGGCCGGTTGGGGTGACGGTCCCGAGTGGGACGCCATGCAGTGGATCATCGGCAAGGAGTCGGGCTGGGATCCGACGGCGACCAACCCGTCCTCGGGTGCCTTCGGTCTCTTCCAGCTGAACCCGTCCTCGGGAACTCTGCAGGAGTACCTGCCGGATTCGAACCCGAACCCGGCCATCCAGGCGCACGCCGGTCTTCGTTACATCAAGGACCGCTACGGCAGCCCCTCGGTGGCGAAGGAGCACTGGGAAGCGAACAACTGGTACGACGACGGCGGCGTAGCCACCGGCATCGGCTTCATGGCGAAGAACGTGCTCGATCCTGAGCGGGTCCTCTCGCCGGAGCAGACGAAGGCATTCGACCAGCTGGTGGCCGCGATCACCGGCCAGCCGACAGCGAACGGTACGCAGCCTCCGAACACGCCGCAGGGCGGTATGTATGCGCCGTACGGATCCGGTAATCCGGATCTGGACTTCGTGTACGGGGTGGGTCAGAACTTCCGGACCAAGGGTGCCGACATCCTCACCAACGGTGCACTCGGCTTCTTCGGTCTCGAGGGGTCGGTGCTGTCTCCGAGCAACCCGTACAACCAGGCGTTCCAGCAGATGGCCAAGGAGAACGTCCACTTCGGACCTCCTCCGCCTCCGCCCGCCACGGGCACCACGCCGACCACACCCACGACGCCGTCGACCACCGCACCGCCGAACGTGACGGACGCGATGGCCAACCCTCAGATTCCCGGCGGGTCGGTACAGAAGACGTTGCCCTACACAGGGTCGACGACTCAGGTGGCCGCGCAGATCACCAACGACCACTCCGTCCGCATGGAGACGGTCATCACTCAGGACCCGGACGAACTCCGCAACCTGCTCGAGCGCAGGGCTGCTCAGCAGTCGCAGGCATTCATTCCGGGCTTCTAAACCACCACAAGGAATCACAATGACCCACAGGGAATCCCCTGTCGGCGTCAGCTCCCGCACCGTCGGTGATTGCTGATGTCCGACTACCTCGAGGTCACCCTGACGGGGTCGGACGGATCTGTATGGGATCTGTCCGGCCCCGCCGCGGGCGACCAGGGCGTTGAAATGCGCCCAAAGACCTCAGGGCTTTTCGAGCCTCCGAACAAGACGCTCTGGATCAAGTCGGCCTTCGGGTCGAAGTACCAGGGACACAAGGTTCAGCGTCGCGACGTCATCTTCTCGGTGCAGATCTACGGCACACACGCCGCCGAGTGGCGTGACGTCGACTCGCGGTTCCGTATGGCGTTGGGGAACTACGACACCCAGTTCACTCTGACCTTCACCACCGAGGACGGCCCCCGGTCCCTCAAGCTTCGACTGCTGGAGCAGCCCAAACCCTACGAGTCCGGCGGCTACGAGGACCACGACCCGAACATCTTCGCCGACTCCACAATGACGATCACCGCCGCGGCCGAGCAGCCCTACTGGGAAGGCGAAGTGGAGACGGCGTCTTGGACGCTGGCCTCCGGCACGTCCGGTTCCGGCACGATCACGTTGCCCGGCAACCCAGGTGACGTCCCGATCTGGCCGCGCTGGACGGTGACCGCGCCGAGCAAGTGGACTCTCCCCGACCGTTCGTGGGGACAGGATCTGTTCAACGCCGCGGTGGCCGACGCGACCCGCACGGTCGTCCTGCCAACGCTTCTCACCGGTGAGGACTCGCACTGCGACGCCAACCCGCAGGAGGAAGCGATCATCGCGGCCAATGGTGCGCCCGTCTGGCAGCGCTGGAACGGCCGCGGAATCCTCTACCCGATTCCGCCTCACACGCCGCCACAGACCGTCCCGATCTCGGTGACCTCGGCTGTCGCTGGCGCGTCCGTCGTGGTCGAGTTCGACCGCTGGTACTCGCGTCCGTGGGGGGTGAGCTCATGGCAACCGGCATCCTAGACATCCCCGGTATCCGCGAGGACTGCAACGCGATTCGCGAGAATCACCGCGTCATCCGGCGGACGCCGCCGAGTATCGCCCTCTACACCAACAAGTCCGACGGTTCGCCGGGTCTGATCAAGCGTGGCGACGTCGACGACAACGTCAGCGGACGCTTCCCGTGGAAGAAGAACTCTCCCAGCACCGGCACCCTCCGGCTGCGCCTCGATCACTGGGCAGCCAAGTGGCTCATCTCGATCCCGAACGATCCGACAGCCAAGAAGAACGTGGTGATCCGGGTCGACCACATGGGCGGCGCGATCCGCTGGACCGGACTGCTCAAGAACTGGACCGTCACCCGCGGCGGCGACGGACTCCGGTACCTCGACGTCACGTTCATCGACGACCTCCAGTTCCTCCAGTACATGCTCGGCCCGCCGAACCCGCTCCTGCCGATCCCGCTCTTCCAGTTCCCGCGCGTGCTCCCACTCTTCGGCCCCGCGAAGTGGGCGATCTCAATGATGATTCTCATCAACCTGATTCGCCTGGAGGGCAACCTGTGGACGCCACCGGACGACCCATTCGCGACCGGCTCTTGGGGCAGCTCCTTCGACTGGTCGACGTGGCAGGTCTTGATCAAGGCGAACCCGTTCGACCTTGACGACTCCTCGGTGTGGGCGCTTCTGGCGACCCGCATGAACCGCATGGATGACATCATCGGCGACGCCCTCGAGGACGCCCAGCTGGTGCTCACCTACCGGCGCATCTTCTCCGACGAAGGTGAAGAGTGCCCGGTCGACGGAGTTCCGGTGTGCGCCAATGGCGCGCTGGTCCTCGAAGTCGTTGACCGCAGCGGCTTCTACTCCGAGGACGGCACCTCCACCGGTGGCGGCATCTTCGGCGGCCTGGCCCGCACGATCACGTCGTTCGCGTCCGGGTTCGTAGAGGACGTCTCGACGTTGGTCACCGACGACTCGACGATCTGGCCCGATTCGTACTACACGCCCGGCTATCTCGGCTCTCTCCCCAGTCATCCCTGGGTGGTGGTGCGAGATCACGACTACACGCAGATCGAGACCTCGACGCTGTCGTGGTCACCGGCCACGGCCGGATCGGTCATCGTCGGTGGCGACAACCCGCTGGTCGACCAGCTGGCCTCACTGATCATCGAGTCCGTCGGCTCACTGCTCGGCTACTTCCTGCTCGGCGGCTTCTCCGGACTCGGCTCGATCGCCGATACCGTGATCATGCCGTTCCTACAGGGCACGATCCTGGCCTGGCTCCAGTGGGAGAACGGCTCTCGCATGAGCCAACTCGGCTGGGTCCACCTCTGGGAGATCTACCAGCAGGGCGCCGAGAACAATGCCTGGTCACTCTCCGCGATCGCAGCGCTGCGCTCCGGCTTCCTCGCAACGAAGTCCGAGACGGCACACCAGTTCACGATGCGCGACGGTGGTCAGTTCCTGCCCGGCCTGCACTTCCAGGTCGGTGACCGGATCGGCTCGACCGACAACGCCGTCTCCCAGCTGATCTTCGTCGACCAGGTCGAAGAGCTGACGCTGGCCTGGGACTGGAGTTCCGATTCGCCCCACGAATGGGAAGTCACCGTCGGCCTCAACAAGGCCGCCATGTCGATGGCCGAGCGTCAGAACCGTGCGATCAACAAGGCGCTGCAGACGATCTCGAACATCGGCGTCCATCTCGTTTCATAACACCAACATTCAGGAGACCCTCCGATGAGCAACTTCGGTGAATTCGAACCCGACGACCCCCGGTCGCTCGAGTTCCTACTCGATGCCATGCCTCCGCATCAGGACGGCATGCAGATGATCCCTATCCCGCCCAAGGCGCGACCCGCCTGGGCAAGGAAACTCCACGCCGCGGGAGTTCGAATCCATCCCGAACTGATGGAACTCTTCCCCATCCCTGGTGAACAGCCGGGGATGGGGTGGATGAACCCCAACCAGTGGGTCACCCGCGAGGAGTACGAGAAGACCCAGACCGTGGTTGTACCGGCGGAACCGGTCACGAACCAGGACAAGGCTCTCGCGCTGCTCCAGTCGATCAATCCCGCATTCGCCGAACACCTGTCGAAGCTGTCTCCGGAGGAAGCCGCCAAGGTCCTCGCTGAGCAGGAGGAGCAGATCCCGGCCCTCCTGGACAGTGTCTCCAAGGTGCGCAAGCTGATGGAGCAGACCAATGACGGTTCCTAATGGCGAACCCGGCATCACTCCGGGCTCCTGGGCGATCTCAGACACCGGAACCTCCGGGATGAAGAACCGCACCGAGACGAACGTCAAGAACAACCTGAAGTCCAACGTCGCCAGCTCGACGACCTGGGGTGGTGCCTCGAACACCTTCTTCGGCAGCATCCTCGGTGGATTCACCGGTCTCTCTGGGTTCCTCACAGGCATCACAAACGCATTCACCGGAACCTCCAGCGGTGGTGGCACCTTCTCCGGAATCTACAGCCACGCGACATCTCAGACCGGAACGCTGGCGGCGCACGCCACGTCGATCACCGAGGTGCAGGACGCGGTCACCCGCATCAGTTCCGGCGGATCGATCGATGTCTACTCCACGAACAACACGCTGACGATCCCCACCGACGCGGTCTCGATCGAGGTCTGGGTCTTCGGCGCGGGTGGCGGCGGCTCGAGCGGCTGGGGTCCGGACAACGGAACAAACTCACAGCGCGGCGCGGCAGGCGGTGGCGGAGGCTATGTCCACCACACCTTCTCGGCCAGCGCGCTGCGCGCCACCTACCCGTCCGGCGTGCCGATCACGGTCGGTGCCAAGGGTTTGGGTGGCGCGGCGCAGACCGGCAACGGCGGGGCGAACGGCGGAGACGGCGGCGCAAGCACCTTCGGCACCACCTTGCTCGTCGCAGGCGGCGGCAAGGGCGGCACGATCACGTCCACGACTTGTGTCGACGGCGCGGGCGGTATGGGTGTGGTCAACGGCGGCTCGGGTGGTGCTCCGGGTGGAAACTCGGCCACTGGCATCACCATCGAAGGCGGTGGCGGTGGCGGTGGCAGAGGTGGCGGTTACCAGGACGTCTCCGGAACGCGGACCGTTGTCCAGCCCGCCAACGGCGGCAGCGCGGCAGGCCAGGTCGCCGGAGGCACCGCCCCGGTGAACTCCGCTACCCCGGCCAATGGCGGCGACGGAGCTGTCCCCGACGATCTGCTCCTGGTGGGTGGCAGCGGCGGCGCGGGTGGTGCCTGGAAAGACTCCAACACCAACTCCAACCCGGCAGGTCGCGGCGGAGACGCCGGATTCCCGGCAGGCGCGGGCGGCGGTGGTGGCGCTGGGCGCTACTCCATCGTCTTCACGGGAAACAGCGGTCGCGGCGGTCATGGCGCGAACGGCGTTGTCTACGTCCAAATTCGATACGCATAAGGAGCAACACATGGCGACAGCAACCTTGATCGCAGAGCACGTCGAGGGGTGGGCCGGAGATGCCTACCACTACCGGCTCGATCCCCCACTCGAGGGCCACGAATACGTGATGGTCTCCGAGATCGACTACCCCTTCAACCATTACAAGGAAACCGAGATCGTCCCTGTCGACGAGAACGGTGGCCCTGTCGCGATGGTCAAGCTGCCGGGATCACTGGCAGCCCAGGCGAACCGCGCGGTCGCACTTCTCGCAGCGGGTGGCTACAGCATCGTCATCCCCGAACCCCCATCGGAGTAATTGTGAAAGAGATTGACCAGACCGGCGTGTCGCCGAACACCAGTGGCCGCTACGGAGCCAAGGTCCGGTTGTTCGTGTGTCACACGCAGGAAGGTCCCGGCACCGCTCAGTCCCTGGCGAACTACCTGCAGAACGCGAGCAGCCAGGTTTCGTATCACTATTCGATCGACAACCAGACGTGCATCGACGTCGTCGACACCGATCGCGCATCGTGGTCGGTGCTCGACGCCAACGGTTACACGATCAACATCTGCTTCGCCGGATCGCGCGCATCGCAGTCCCGACAGGTGTGGCTCGACAATTACGGAGCGGCCATCGACTATGCCGCCTTCCTGTTCGTCCAGGACGCGAAGAAGTACGGCATCGATGCCAGGACGCTGTCCTGGGACGAGATCCGCGCAGGGCGATCTGGCGGCACCGATCACTACGGCATCACCAAGGGACTCGGCATCGGCGATCACACCGACTGCGGACCGAACTTCCCTTGGGACGTCTATTCGACCGCGATCGCGAAGCACGCCAAGGGCACAGCGGCCCCCGCTCCGGTGGCCGTCCCGAACGCCATCGACGTGCAGTACAAGGCGACCCCGTGGCTCGGTGCGAAGCTGACGACGACGCTCGAGGAGTCCTGCCCCGACGGCCGCGGTCGGTTCGCGCGATACGAGCACGGCTTCATCTACTGGACGGCTGCCACCGGCGCTCGACCGATCCCGACGCATCTGCTCGAGACCTACGGCGAACTCGGTTACGAAGCGGGCGCGCTCGGCTATCCGGTCAACTTCCACACAGTGCTACCTGACGGCGACGTCCAGGCCTTCGAGCGCGGTGTCCTATACCGGAAGTACGGCCAGCCCGGATACTTCGTCACCGGCCGAATCGGCGACCGCTGGATGCGCTCCGGCTTCGAGAACGGACCGTTCGGCTGGCCCGTCTCGAATGAGTACCCCACCGAGGACGGCTCCGGCCGGATCCAGGACTTCGAGCACGGCCGCATCGTCTGGTCGCCCGACGGCACCGTCGCTCTCCAGCCGGTCGATGGTCCCGACGAGATCATCCCCGATCGGCACTAAACCCTCTCCCCTACAACTGAAAAGAGTCCACCCATGGGTGCCCACTCTGCGCCGGAATCGACGGCGACTCAAACCCAACACCCGTGGCGGGCCACCGCGCGCACCGTGGTGGCCCTTCTGTTCGGTCTTACTCCGTTGCTGCCCAGCATCATCGAGACACTCGGCCTCGACACCGCGATCCCTCTGGTCGCCGGGGTGCTTGGTGTGTCGGGCGCTGTGACCCGCGTCCTTGCTGTCCCCGGTGTCGACGCAGTCCTCCGCCAGTACCTCCCGGCTCTGGCCGCGTCGCCTCGCGAGGAGAAGTGAGCATGGACTGGACCGCCGTCGCGTCCTTCGCCACCGGTGGCGGCCTCTCCGCCGTCTTCTCCGTGTGGAACGAACGACGCAAGACCAACTCCGCAGTCGATCGTGACGCCGTCGCCACTGCTGCGGAACTCAATGACATCGCAATCGCGCTGATCGAGCCGCTCGCGGCACGGGTCGCCGCGGTCGAGGCCGAAGTCAGCACCGTCCGTGGCCTGCTCCGTGAGGCCGCCACGATCCTCCGCGACTTCATCGAAGAGCGAAAGACCCGCAACGAACCGGTCCCGCCCATGTCTGCGGCACTGCGCCAGGAAGTCGAAAGGACTCTCCCGTGAGTACGAATCAGATCGGCTTGACGCCGACCGAATGCAAGCTGGTCCTCGCGACCGGCGGCGACTTTCAGTGGACGTTCCGCTATGACGGCGGCAACTACCCCGCCGGATCCTCGCTCTACTTCATCGTCGGCGAAGACCAGTGGGACTTCACGATCTCCGGTGACACCGCGACGATCAAGATCGAGTCCGCGGTAGCCGACCTGGTCCCGACCCAGACCCGCTTCCGTCTCATCTTCAAGGAGACCACCACACCGACCACCGAGACGGTGATCGCGTACGGCACCGTGACGCGGGTGGGTCGATGACCAGCCTGATCGGGGCAGGCCCGAACACCCCGGTGATCGGCTTCGGCGGCACACCCGGCGGACTGATGATCGGCCAGACCAACCTCCCCGCCGGGACGCTCGTTCCGGTCGCCGGTCGTGACGGCCGCGGTCTCGACGTGGATGGTCGAGTGGCCACCTACGCCGCGCTTCCCGCAGGTCTGACCGCGGGTGACGCCGGTAAGGCGATCCTGGTCGACGCCGACAAGCAGGTCTACATCTGGTCCGGCTCGGCCTGGCCCGCCAACGGCAGTGGCGCCCAGGTGAAGGGTGACCCCGGCCCGACCGGACGCGCCATCACCTCGATCGCCGTCTCCGGTGACGACCTCGTCTTCACGCTGTCGGACTCGACAACCCAGTCCGTCACCGTGCCCGCCCTCACGACTGCGACCGACATGGCAGCCATCGCCAGTGCCGCAGCGTCGCTGGCCGTAAACAGCCTCGACGTCGTCACCGCCAACCGCGCGCTGGCGTACTCGATCGCCCTGTCCTGAAGGAGCTAGTTCCCTTATGAAGCAACTCATTTCCAATTACGTATTCGACGCCTCGGCGGGAACCATCACGCTCCCCGACTTCGAGACGATCGATCTCGAGCGGCTGTTGCTGATCACCAACGTGACCGACGGCAACGTGCTCTTCAACTTCGCCGAGCCCACGCTCGGTGCCACGGTGGCCGACAACGTCATCACCCTGGCGCTCGACACCAGCGCGATGTCCGACACCGACAAGCTGGCGGTCCGCTACGACAGCACCTACGGCGACCCGTACTACGGCAAGCCCGACGTCGTCGGCAACGCGCGCAGCAAGTTCCGTGACGGCTTCTCCTCGCAGGACGTCTCCGGCACCCCGAAGCCCGAGATCTGGGATTTCGTCAACGAGACCGCGGGTGGCGCGAACCACATCGTGAACTACGGCGGCAACGCCCAGGGCTCGAGCTACCTCCGCATCTCACTGGACCCGTTCGTCGATTCCTCCGAGGTCACCCTGACCTCCAAGGAGACGTTCCAGATGCCGATGCGCGTCGGCTTCGGTGTGTCGATCTCCCAGCGCATCATCGGCCAGGAATGCTTCGTCGGCCTGGTGGGCGCGGACGCCGCGGGTACGGGTGTCGACACCCTGACTCCGGACACCGACAAGGCCATCACCGGAGCCACCGCGACGATCGCCTCGAACGTCGCGACCTTCACCCTCACCAACCACGGCTTCGCCGGTGGTGACCGTGTCTCGATCTACGGCTGCGCCGAGCACCGACTCAACGTCGGTCCGGTTACCGTGACCGTGATCGACAAGAACACCTTCACCGTCCCCTGCACCCTGACGAACGCCACCTACTCGACCGTGGGCGGCTATGTCCGCCACTGCGACCCGCTCCGGTACGCCAAGAACGGCCTGGGCCTGGTCTTCGAGAACGGCACGGCTACCAACGCGACCTTCGTCTCCCGGCGCAACGGCGAGAAGTACCGCTCCGCGAACAACACCGTCGCGACGACCACCGCATCGCAGACGAACACCTCCGCACACTCGGACTCCTTCAACGCCGCCGGTACCCAGGAACTCTTCCTGGCGATGGACGAATGCTCCTACCGCTCGTTCACCAGCGACTCGAACGGCGGTATCTCGGGCTCCAACAAGTACTCCCAGGGCATTCCGGACGAGGACAACCGGTACAAGCTGCAGATCCGCGCGCGGAACCTGACCGGCATGACCAAGCCGGTCGCCAAGATCACCGCGATCGCCAAGACCGCATCCACCACGGCGACCGTCACCACGGACGTCGCCCACGGTCTGGTCACCGGTGACTACGTCCAGGTCTACGGCGTCGCCGACCAGACCAACTTCCCGGCGCTCACCGGCCAGACCGTCGTCGCCTCGGCGCCGACGTCGACCACCTTCACCGTCGTGATCGGTACATCCTCGACGACGTCCAGCTCCGGCGGCGTGGTGTTCAAGAACGAGGGATCGGTCACGGCCCCCGGTGCTTTCAGCCAGGCGGTGCAGAGCATCTCGCGTGCCAGCAACGTCCTCACGGCCGTCGGCTCCGGCACCTGGACCACCCCGCTGCCCGGTGAATTCCTGCAGCTGCACGGTATGACCGGCTCGGCCGCGGCGTACGACGGCGCGTACAAGGTGTTGCGCGTCAACGGTTCCTCGCTCGAGCTGGAATCCACCGGCGCCGACTTCGGCTCGATCACAACCGGCGGCGCAGTCTTCCGCCGCACCGACATTCGCATCCACTTCACTCGCGTGATGGATTACACCCGGCACGTCGTCGAGGTGAACGGCGGCCGTGGTACCCCCGCGGACGCCAACAACGCAGTCCCGGTCACGATCGCTGCCTCAGCGACGGTCCCCGCCAGCCAGTCCACAGGCTCCACCTCGAACACCTGGTCCGCGGTTGGCTACTCCGGCTTCACCGCGACGGCCATCGCCTCGGCCGCGATCACGACGACCGCGACGACGAACGACACCAACACCCCCGGTGCCGTCTCCGGCTCGGGCAACCTCGCGAACTACGGTGTCTACTCCAACACGTTCGCCATCCCGGTCACCGCTGTCTCGGGCACCAACCCGACGCTCGACGTCGGCATCGAGGAGAGTTCGGACGGCGGCACCAACTGGATCCGCGTCTACGACTTCCCGCGCATCACGGCCACCGGCAACTACGTCAGCCCGCGGCTGCGGATGACCTGGGGATCGCGCCTGCGCTACGTCCAGACGGTCTCCGGCACCACCCCGTCGTTCACCCGGTCGATCGTCCGATCTCAGTTCACCGACTCCGGCACGAACCTCCGTCAGTTCTTCGACCGGTCGATCGTGCTCACCACGCTGAACTCGGTGACCCCGACGTACAACGTCGACAGCTGCGACAACCTCATGCTGGCGATCAACCTCGGCGCCGCGACGACACCTCCGGTGCTGACGCTCGAGGGCTCCGAGGACGGGACCAACTGGTACCAGCTCGGCGGCGCCACGCTCACCGGCGTCGCCAGCGCCACGGCGGTGCTCTACGTCTCCGGCGTCATGCCGAAGTTCGCCCGCGCGCGAGTCTCCACCATCGGCGCGACCGTCACCGCTGGCTACGTCACCATCAAGGCCACGGGAAGGTAAGGCAGACATGGCAACCCCCGAAGAGGTCCGCGACCTCCTCATCGCCCGGCTCCAGTCGATGGGTCTGGTCGCAGACCAGGCCACCACGACCGCACCGGGTATGGTCCAGCTGGCCGGGGACCTGGGCGGAACGGCAACGTCCCCCACGGTTCCCGGCCTGTCCGGCAAGGCGAGCACCTCGCACACCCACACCGCGGCGCAGATCAGCGACGCCACGACGCTGGGCAGGACGATCCTCGGCCGTACCCTCGGCTCCTCCGTCCGGTCGGACATCGGCGCGGAGGAGGCGGACAACCCGTATACGGCGCTGGTCTGGCATGACGCGCTGGCGTTCAACCGCATCAGCACTCCCGTCTTCGAGCAGTCCACCGACGGCACGACATGGACGTCGGCCTCGACCTCCAACGGCAACAAGATGTTCTCGCAGAAAGAGAACCAGTCCGTTCAGCTGGTCGACGGCACCACCACCCCGTACTGGCGGGTGACGTGGTCGTCCGGTGTGGCGTGGTCGAATATCGACCGGATCCTGTTCGGGTTCTCCTACATCGGCGGAACGGTAGTCCGGAACATCACCGTCGAGTCGTCGACCGACGGCAGCGCCTGGACGAGCCGGTACTCGGCCACCGGCAACACCACGAACGCCAACCCGTTCGACGCCGACATCACGGCGTTCGGTGGCGACGGCTACCTGCGGATCACGATCCAACAGACCAGCGGCGTTGCGCTGCGGATGAACTCGATCAAGGGCCTGACTCGGCGGATGGGTGACCAGGGCCTCGGCCGTGAGACGTCGTTCCCGTACGTCTGGGACGAGGATCGCAAGCTCGGCCTCGGTACCAACAACTTGCCGACGACCGGCCTGGTGCGCGTCGGTGACGACACCACCACCAACACGGGCGGCCTGCAGTTCGGCACCGACACCTACCTGCACCGCGACTCGACTAACACTCTCCGCAGTCCCGGCGTGATCATTGGCACGCAGGTTCGGGCGTCGAGCGCCACCCCGGCCGTGGCGTCCGACCTCACCCGCAAGGACTACGTCGATGCCGCCGACGCGGCGAGGGTTCCCGTCGGCACCGGCAACACCAGGGCGTACGTCCGGGACAGCGGCGGTGCCGAGACGACTGTCGCGTATTCGTCGTCGGCGACGGCGCAGAGCATGGTGTTCCGCACCACAGGCGGCGTGACCTCGGTTGGCGAGCCGACCGCCTCGACGCATGCCGCGACCAAGAACTACGTCGACACCACGGCCGAGCTGGTCGCAAACAAGGGCGCAGCCAATGGCTATGCACCGCTGGATGCTTCGTCCAAGGTGCCGTCCGCCAATTTGCCCTCCTACGTCGACGACGTGCTCGAGTACGCCAACACCGGAGCGTTCCCCGGCACCGGTGCGACCGGCCTGATCTACGTCGCCACCGGCACCGGCAAGTGCTACCGCTGGACCGGCTCGGTCTACGTAGAGATCAGCCCGTCGGACGTCAACAGCGTGGCGGGCCGCACCGGCATCGTCACCCTGACGTCGTCGGACATGACCGACTCCACCACCGTCGGCCGGGCAGTCGTCGCGGCCACGGACGCGGCAGCCGCGCGGACCGCGATCGGCGCAGGTACGTCCTCACTGGCGCTCGGCACCACGGGCTCTACGGCGTGTGCTGGCAACGACTCTCGACTGTCCGATACCCGCACTCCGGCAACGGGAACGCAGTTCTACGACCCGACCATCAACGGCTTCGCCGCGACCACGGTACGTGCGACGGGCGCTGGCGACTTCCCGATGGGCATCAAGCTCCAGCGCGCCTGCACGTTCACCTCGGTGACGTTCCGCGCCAACACGGCTGACGCCTCCGGCAACCTCGTGGTCGAGCTCCGGAAGAACGGCACGACCGTGTCGGGAACGTCCACGACGATCGCGGCCGCCAACCAGGTTGCGGGCGGAACCTCCACCGGATCCTGGGCATTCGCGGCCGGAGACATCCTGACCGTCTACATCACCGCAGTCGGCACCACGCCCGGTACCGGTCTGGTTGCGGATTTGAAAGGCACCGCATGATCTCCGTAGTCATCCCGCCGAAGGCGGCAGCGGTGGGGTTCATCCCGGCGGGTATGGACAAGTCAGGTACCCAGTCGCACAACGTCGCGGGTGGCTACATGCAGGTGACCGGCTGGGCTTCGAGGTCCGGGTGGACGAACGGCCCGACGGGAAACACGTTGGTGGCCACTGCTGGCGGCGTTGCGATCCTGTCGGGGTCGCTCAACCTCGGCACGGGCTTCGTTCAGAAGGGTGTGCAGATCAAGAAGAACGGATCGGTGATCTACACGCACACAGTGACGACCACCTCTTCGCCCCTTGTGTTCGCGGTACACACGAACGCCTCGGCGGGTGACGTGTTCACCATGGAGTCTTACTGCAGCATCAGCACGGAGACCATCCAGACCGCGAACACCTACCTCACCATGAAGATTCAGGAGTTCGCGTTCACCGCGACGCACACCGACGACTTCAACCGAGCCGACAACACCACCCTGGGTTCCCCCTGGGCGGCAGCAGCAGCGCTGGCGACCCCGGACGTGGTCTCCAACCGTGCCATCGGAACCAACGACGCCAACTGCCGTACTGGATACATCGCATCCCCACAGGCGACGCGTCCCAACACGTTCGTCAAGGCGACGATCGCGGGCATCGGCAGCAATCACGTCGGAATCACGTACGCCACGGACAGCGACTCGGCCAAGTCGACTTGCTATGCGGCCCTGACCAGTGCGACGAACCTGCAGTTGGGTCGGAACACATCGACGTCGTCGAGTAACACCGGCACGTTGGACTCGAACGTCACCGTACCCACCGTCTCCGTGGGAACGGAGATCCTGGCGATGCACACGTCTGCGATCAGCGTGGATATCTTCCTGAACCGGGTGTACGTCGCCACGCACATGCATTCGCTCGCAGGCGTCTACAACGGACTCTTCGTCTCCAACACCACGGACATCATCGACGACTGGTCGCAAGGCACCTGGACCTGACCCACCCCGCACGACAACGCCCCGTCCTCATCTCGAGGGCGGGGCGTTTTTCGCTGTTCGTAGGGTGTTCGGAACCGACGTCCGAACAGTTCGGATCTACCGGATGGCGGCCGTCACATGGAGTTCGCGGCCGTCCAGTCGTTCTTCCCGCCACCGGGGCAGGGATTCCGGAAGACGGTGTCACCACGCTGATCGTTGCGGAGGTGGTCGACGAAGATCCAGGGGGACGTCCGGTCGTTGATCTGCTCTTCGCCGTTGTGTCGAACTTCGACGGACTGGTTGCACTCGGGGCAATTTTGCTTCTTCACGTCGCAGAGCCTAGAAGGTCCGATCGGGTCTGGGTGAAAACTCAGCCAACAGACGTGGAACCAGACCGGCCTGGCGCGCGTCGACCACCCGCTGACGACGAGGAACAGGCCCCACCCGTAGGCGCTCTGCACAATGTGGGTGTCACACGTTCACCAGATTCGGGAGCCCCGGCGGTGGGCTTCCCTCCCGACCGCCGAGGCATGTCCAAGGCTACCGCAACTTCGAACAGATGTTCTAGTGGACCAAGGTGGGGGTGGTCAGCAGCTCCACCAGGTTCTCAGGCGACTTGCTGCGCCTTCGCGACCCAGCCTCGCACCGCGTTACCCGAGCACCCCATGCGCCGTCCGACTTCGCGCTGCGAGACTCCGGCCGCGACGAGTGCGAGAGCCTCTGCGATCTGCGCCTCGGTGAACTTCGCACTGCGCGGCTTCTCACTGCGCGGCTTCGCGCCGTTGGTCGTGACGAGATGTAGCGGCGGTTCGCACTCGACGTCAGCTGCGATGCCCGGTGGCGTGTCGTCCGGCGTCGCGACTGCGCGCGGCTCGGGGACTGTCGACTGCGAGGTGCGCACAGGCTGCGAAGCAGTCTCGACCTGGGCTTCTTCGCGCTCCGCGACCTCGCGCATCTTCTTCGCGAGGTGCAGTGCGAAGGGGACACACAACGGTGGCACGAAGCGCACAGCCGCCGCGACGATGGCCGGTAGCTGGTCGCCCGCGAAGAGCGCACCCGCGACCGCACTGGCGCAGGAGATCGCAGTCCCCACGACGACGAGCGACCACGCATACCAGTGCGCACCGCCGCGAAGATGGAGCACGGCTCGCGCCGAGAGGACGGCCAGACCGTCAACGATCAGAGGCCACGCGTGCGCCATGATCTCGCCGTACCCGGCGCGCAGCGCGAGGTCGGTCAACTTGCTGTAAGAGAGCGCGAAGGCGAGGACTGCGATCCCGTAGATCGCAACGGTGTCGATCGAGATCCGCTTCACTTCGGAGCCTTTCGGTCGGAGTCGGTGCGCGCGATGTAGCGCTGATATTCGTACGCGTCGGCGAAGGTGAAGGTGCCGCTCTCGATCAGCAGGGTGATCAGGCCGTCGACTGCCGCCCATCCGGGCGAGGCGGGATCGAGCGTGCGGCGGTAGTCGAGGGCGATCTGCAGGTGCGTCATCACGCCGCCACGCGGGTGAGGTTGGGGCGGCACGTCGGGCACGGGATGTCGTAGTCCGCCCCGTACCAGCCGTTCTCGCAGAGGTCACAGTCGGGCTTGGCGGCAGCGCTGCGCCGAGGAGCGGGCATTGCCGACCAGAAGGGGAGCAGGCCGCCGACCCACTTCGTCGGGTTCGCCGTGCTGTGCATCTTCAGTGCGTGGGCGGCCAGCGCCTCGACGCCGTGCACGTCGATCAGCTCGGCGATGGCGTCGACCTTCTCGGCCTTGACGGCATCGAAGCGGGCGATGAGACCCCGCTCCCGGCACGCCTGCTCGAGATCCTTCAGTCGGCCATCGGAGGCATCACCCACCACCACCGAGGCGCTCTTGGCCGCAGCCTTCGCGGAGGAGTGAGTGGTGGTTGGTCTCCGTCCTTTGTAATCAGTCCTTTGTCGGTTAGCGCCTGACTTCCCGACGGGCGGTTTACCGGACGCCGGTTTTCCAGGCCTCGGTGGAACAGGGCTCTGCCCAGGTTCGACGGGCTGCTCATAGACGGTGGACACCGTCGACCACCGGCCGGTAACAGCGTCCTGGATCTTCTCGTAGACGATGTACCCGGCCTCCTTCAGCTCACGCAGAGCCGACCGGATGGCGTCGCGGCCCTCCTTCGCCACACGCGCCAGCGACTCGGAATTGGTTCGCCAGCCATCTGGCTTGGAGAGGATGAAGGCGAGGACGCCGCGAGCGCGGAAGGACAGCCGCTCGTCACAGAGGGCGGCATTGTCGAGGATGGTGAAATCGCGTTGCTTGCGTGGACCACGGCGGACGCTCATGGCGTCACCTGGGTCTGGGTATGCTTGTACACGGTTCGACTCCTGTTTAGTCGGACTGCCTGGCCCGTCGTGAGGTGCGAACTCACGGCGGGTCTTTACGTTGACCACCTTGCATCAAACCGAGTGGGATGTCCAGTCTGTGACCAGACGACACAATCTGGCCCATCGGTTACGCCTGTGCGATGATGGGCGGGTGAGTGAGACTGGAGCCGAAGCGAGTGGCGCAATTCCCGAGTGGGATCTGACGGATCGCATGCGGAAGGCGCTTCGGCATGCCGACCTGACCACCGCGGACATCAGCGACTACCTCGGCGTGGCGCGCGAGACCACCTCCCGCTGGCTCAACGGCACCAGGAACCCCTCAGTCCAGACCCTCCGCCTGTGGGCGTCGAAGACCGGCGTCGACTACGACTGGCTGTCCAAGGGATCTGACGCTCACACCGCGGGCGGGTAGTCCCCGAACACCCCGCGCGGGTCGCCGGAGAGGAAGAGCTCATGCTGCCGGGTCGCTCGATAGATCAGCCCGAGCTGCTCATCCCGGCGCGCCTGGACGGCCTGCCGACGGCGCTCGACGGCCAGCTCCCCGCCTCGGACGAGAAGGAACAGGAGGCCGACGATCCCGCCGACGACGGCCACCGCGCCGAGGACCGCCGACAGGTTGGCCACGACCCACAGCACGGTGAGCAGTCCGACGAACGAAGCGATGATCTTCACGGTGGCCTCCGGCGGTGGGTCTAGTTGGCCCCTCGATTGTCCCGCGGCCGGACGGTCAGGCGGTGCGGTTCAGCCACCAGCTCCGGCCGCGCTCGGTGACGTAGCCGACGACCAGGCCGACGACGAGGAAGGCCGCCTGGGAGCCGACGGCCGGGGCCACGGTGGACGCCGCCATGGCGGCCAGGATGGTGCCGAAGACGACGGTGTCGGGGTCGGCGGAAAGTGCGGAGAAGGACAT